TAATTTACAATTCAAATGGAAACGCTAACATAATTGGATTAGTAGATAAATCTCATTATTTTGTTGGGGTTTCTTCTGAAAAAATTATTAAGCTATATAATACCTTCACAGATGCAGTTGATAAAACAAATGAAATAAACATAACTGGTATTAGTTCTGGTTCTCATTCTTTAGAAACACTAAAAAATAAAAATACTATTACTAGGGTTTATGTAAAGGATCCCGGTAAAGGTTATTCTAACAGAGCAGTAAGAATTCCATCGCAATTTACAACAGGAGAAACTGTAGGTATCAACACTTTTGATTCTTACATTTTTGCGACTAAACATGGATTTAATGATGGTGAATTAGTAACATATAATCATACTGGAACTCCAATTTCAGGATTATCGACATCAATTAATTATTATGTAAAAGTTTTAGATGCAAATAGATTTAAGTTATCTGTAGCTGGTATTGGAACTACTCTTTCCAAAGAAGATTTTTCAAATAAAAAATATGTTAAGTTTTCTAGTGTAGGCCTTGGTACACATATAATTGCATATCCGCCAATTACAATTAATGTAGAAACTATTTCCGAAATTGGTGAAAGTAGTATAGTGACTCCCATTCTACAACCTGTGGTTTTGGGATCAATATCTGATGTTTATCTTGAAGATGGTGGCATTGGATATGGTTGCACAGATATTTTAAATTTCCATAGAAGACCTTTGGTTACAGTTCAGACCGTAACTTCTGAGTGTGTATTAAAACCTATTATTCTTGGTGGTTCTATTATAGATGTAAAGATAATAAACAGTGGAAATGGATATAGAGCTGACTCAGATATTGTAATAAGTGGAGATGGATCTTTTGCTGAAATTGACCCAATAGTTACGAATGGTAGAGTAACTGGTGTCAATGTATTACGTGGAGGTGTTGGATATGCATCTTCTAATACCGTATTAACTGTTGTTAATAGAGGTAAAGATGCTAAGTTCCTAGCAAATGTTAATGAATGGAAAATTAATCAGGTAATTAAACTTTCTGGACAAATTTCCAATGAAGATGATGGAGTATTGTTCCCCAGTAAAAATGAAGATCTTGGATTACAATTTATAAATTTCTATGCACCTAAAAAGTTAAGATATCAATTAGATGATAACTTTACCGAAACAAATAAAGAAAGTCCAAATAATAAAGTACACTCTCCAATACTAGGATTTTCTTATGATGGATATCCTATTTACGGACCATATGGCTATGATCCATTAGTTGGTGGTACTATAAGACTATTAAAAACAAGTTATGAACTTCAACCTGATTTAACGCCAGGAATTAGACCTCCAGGGTTTATTGCAGGGTATTTCATTGATGACTATATTTTTACCGGATCCGGAGATTTAGATCAATATAATGGAAGATGGTGTAAAACTCCACAGTATCCTAATGGAACTTATGCTTACTTTAGTTCAATAACTGTTGATCCTACTGGCAAATCCTCTCCAACATATCCATATATTATTGGAAAATATTTTAGAGGTACTCCAATAGAGGACAATTTCTTACAAAAAATAAATCAAGATACGGATCTATCTTCATATAGAATAACAAGAAATATTGGCCCATATTATATTAATAGTAATAATTCTGGATATGATTTGATTGATAAAATTTCTGATACTTATAAACAAGAATTTAGAGTTAAGGAAGTTCAGGATTCCGGTATTGAGAGTGCAGTTATATTTTCTCCTGGGGACAATTATAGAATAAATGATAGACTTTTAATTAATAATAAGAATACATCTGGAACTGGAGCAAATATTGTAGTAGATTCTTTAAAAGGAAAAGAAATAGAATCTTTTATGATCGAGGATGTAAAAATAGAAAATGTTACATTCTTATTTAAAAATGATGTAGTAGTCGTCCAAACAACAGAACCACATGAACTTTCTAATGGTGAAGTGATAACGATAACTGGTGTTTCTACCATAACTGCTTCTGAATTGGAAGGTAACTGGAAAGTATCAGTAGAAAATAAAACAGTTCAATTATCTGAAAATATTACAGTTGCTGCTTCTGGTGTTACCACTTTTATTGGTGTTAAGGACATAAACGGATTTAATGTTAATGATGTTATTGGCATAGGAACAGAAATTTTAAGGATAGTTGACATATCTGCTCCTAGATCTGGATTTTATGTTAATAGGTTAGCAAATCCAGGAATTCATACAGCAGGAATAGATAATGTTAGGTTATTGCCAACAAGTTTTGAGTTTGTACCAAAGAGTCCTGTAACTCAAGCTACCTTTGAAAATAGTGTAACATTTTTCAATCCAAAAGAAACTGTAGGTACAGGAACAGATAAAACTATAAGATATATTGTCGGTATTGGAACCAGCACTGTTGAAGCCAGGGTTATCCCATCCAGATCCATTTATATACCAAATCATAGATTTTACACTGGTGAACCTCTTTTATATGGTCCAGGTTTAGGTGGAACTAGTTTATATTTTAATAATGTGGGTAGTGGAGTAAGTATTCCACTTTTAGATGGTCAAATAGTTTATGCCGTTAATTTGGGTAAAGATCATATTGGATTATCGACACTTGGATTTACCACAACTAGTGGTATAGGAACTAATTTAAATTCAGTAGAATTTGTTAATTTTGATTACTCATTTAGTATAATTGGTTCAGCACACTCACTGACAACATTATATCCAGAAATAAAAGGATCTATTTCCAAACATAATGGTATAGTAACTACTACTAGTAGTCATGGATTAAGTAATAATGATATAGTTAATCTCAGTATTAATAATAGAGAACTAGATGAAGTAAAGATTCTTTATAATCCTGAAATAAGAAAATTAACAACTGCAAAAATACCTTTCGCTAATACTGATGTTTCTATTGCTGATAATACAATAGGTATTGGGTCAGCTATTTTAAAAACTGGAGATAAAGTAGTTTATCATACTGAGGGAAGTACTGTTGGTGGATTGCAAAATAATAGTACTTATTATATTTTAAGACTAAATCTGAATAGAATTCAACTTTGTGAATATGAATCTGATATTAAGAACTCCAATGTAATAGATCTTACATCAACTGGACATGTATCGCATGGTTTTTATCTAATAAACCCTCCATTGAATTTTGTCGAAGGTAGTATTATAAAATTTGATTTGTCTGATCCAAGTCTTCTTGAAATGGATCTACAATTCTATGAAGATCCCGATTTCCAAAATACTGTAGAGGTTATTGGAAATGATATTGATAACTTTGTTATTTCTAGAACTTTGGAATCACCAGGAACTTTTGGATCTTACGTTACTTTAGATTCATCTAATAAACAATACCCTAAATTACTGTATTATAATTTAATCGCTAAAAATCCACTAGATCTTAGAAAAAAAGAAATAACATCCGATAGAGAAGTAAAAGGAAATAATAAATTAACGGTAACTAAACACTCTTTAGATAAGAGTTATATAGTTTCAGTGCCAAATGATACTACATTTACTTTCAATCTAAGTCAAAAATTAACTAAGCTTGAAGAACAGGCATATATTTCTTCTAATGAAAATGTTACTTATACTACAAAATCTAAAACGGCTTTAGGTCCAATAAATTCTCTTAAAATTAATTTCCCAGGAAGAGGTTATAAAAAATTACCTTTTGTTGAAGGAATTGACACGCAATTTGGTGAAAATGCTATTATTAAACTCAAATCTTCCAAAATAGGTAGAGTCGAAGATTATGAGAGAATCAAAGATGGATTTGATTATCCAACAGATCCAACTTTAACTCCTTCTTTAAGTGTACCAACAGTTATTGGAATAAGAGATATTTTAACTATAGATTCTGTTGGTATTTTAACTGGAGGTAGAGGATATAATACTGCTCCGACTTTATTTGTAAAGGATAACCCATCAATAAAATTAAAAGCTGATATAACTGGAGGTTCAGTAACAAAAGTCACTATAGTTAACAACTCAACTTCTTTGAGTTCACCACTACAAATTTCCTCAATTTATAATTCTAATGGATATGATATTGATAATGTTTCTGTTTCTGGAAATGATGTAACTTTAGAATTATTAGATACTAATTTTATTAATGTTGGTTTTGGGAATACACAAATTGATTTTCCTTTCGCAGTTGGAGATGAAATTTTTATTGAAGGTTGCCGACTGACTAATTCCACTTCATCCAAGGCAAACTTTAATTCTAAATCATATGGATATAGATTCTTTAAAATTACTTCCACTAGCGTAGAAAATAAAACCATTACTTATAGTATGTCTGGTATTTCTACGGGAGATTTTGGTACTTATGATGATACCATTACTTTGGGATATGTAGTTAATAAAAAATCTATGCCATCATTTGAGATGATCTTAAATGATAATGTTAACTATCTGTCTGGAGAAAGAGTAACTTCTAGAGTCTTCTCTGGAAATGTAATGGAGGGTGGATGGGATAATGAACTAAACCAGTTGAGAATAAATGATTCTGCTGGAAGTTTGATAGTTGGAGACAGAATATTTGGAGAAAATTCCAAAATAAATGGAGTAGTTGAATATTTTGATACTTTTAATCTAAACTCTACTTTAGGAGTTTCCAGAGATAAAGTTGGAGTGATAGACAATGCTGTTGGAATATTAAATGATTTCCAACAAAGAATTTCAGATAATTTCTATTATCAAAAGTTTTCTTATGCTATTAAGAGCGAAATACCTTATGATTCTTGGAGAGAATCTGTAAGATCCTTGGTGCATCCATCCGGATTTAAAGAATTTTCAGACTTAGAAATCGTTACCGAGGCTACTCAACCCGAAGTTCAAATTGGTATATCAAAATCTACAGATCTAAGACCAACAGTTTTAGAATCAGCATCATCATTCCTAGTTAATGTTGATAATAAAATTTCTATTGGTGAAAGAAGTAATTTTAATTTAGTTTATGAGGAAGATTTTCTTGATGATGGTTCTGTAGAGAAGGTATTCTTTAATGAAGGTATTGCTTTAAGAAATTATATTTTAAATAAAACAAATAAAGTTGTAACAATAGATGACATTAGTAGTCAATTTGATGGATCATCAATTCAAACTCTTGATGGAACTTATGCTGATGCTTCTGATCTATTAGATGGAAACAAAGCTTTTATTCAGCAAGAAGTAGTTGGATTTATCACTGCAACTTATCCTGGAATAGTTACCAGTGTTGGATGGAGTAAAACCAGTTTTACTGAAGAAATAGGAAATGTTGTAGATGCTATATCTCATGACATTAAGTACAATTCTAACAATAAATCAGTAGGCCAGGGACTGGATTATTGGTCTGGTATTGGAACAAGTTATATTTCTGGCATCACCACTGAAAGATTATCTGCTTATAATTACATAACAGATATATCAAAATACATTATTAATAATGTTGGAGTTAAAACTTCATATCAACTTGGAACTCCATTTGCAATAACAACTTCATCTTATAATAATGTTACTGGAATTCAGACTATTAGATTAACTCCCGCAAATATAGTTAATTTAAATGCCTCTGTTGGTGATTACGTTGTAGTTAAAAATCTAGTTTTTTCTTGCAACTCTGGTGGAGGAATAAGTACTGCAATATTCCCAAATCTTGGTGCAGGTTTGGATGGAAACGGCCCATTATCACCAAAAGGATTTGTATATGAAATTATTGGAATAGGTTTGAGTACGATAGAAATAAATCCAGGAATATCTACTATTGATCACACATATGTTGGTGGCGGCACGGTAGAAAAAGCATTTATATCTACCAGTCAGTACTATAATTTTTCAATTTTAGCAGATTCGGATTGTAGTGTATCTTATAGTTCTAGTTGTTGTGCTAATGTTCAATCTTCAATTGTGAATTATGTTGGAATTATTACTACAATAATAGGATTAGGAACAGCCTCTAGTCCAGAAATAACCTATCCATCCATAACAAGAGGTGGAGTTATAGTAGGTTTAACCACATTTAAATTAACATCAAATGGAAATCCACTATTTAAGAGAGAGTTTAGTGGATCTGATTCAAATGTAATTAAGATTGACACTGATACTTTTATTTTCAATAATCACAATTTCCAAAGTGGTCAAGAACTGATTTATACCTATTCTGGAACTCCAATTGGAATAGCAACTACTTCATATACCACTGAAATTAAAGATATTTTAATGCAGGTTGGTAATTATAATGGAACATCAATTTATGAAAATGGGTATGGTGCTGCTATTACAACATCAATAACTGGAATTTCTACGGTATTAGTTCCAGCAGGTCCAACAACGCAATTATTTAATGATGTAGTAGGAACCAGTACTTCTGGTGGAATTAATGCTGTGTTCGATGTAGTAGTTTCGTATTCTGCAACAACAGGACAACCATTATCAACATCAATTTCTCTGGTTTCAGGTGGAAAAGGATTTGCCGTTGGACAAACAGTATCTATAGCTGGTACTTATTTTAAAGGATCTAATCCAACAAATAATCTCTCATTTGTAGTAAGTTCAACTGGACCAACAGTAATTCAAGCGGCAGCAAATCAAACCTATTCAAATGTTCCCTCTTTGGATGTAAATGGAGCTACATTTAGTGTTTCTAGAAACAATGATGGAGAAATAAGTTCAATACAAGTTACCAATGGCGGATCTGGATATGCATCTACCTCCGTAATTTCTATTGCAGGCACTTACATAGGTGGTTCTAATTCTAACGATAATGTTTCATTTACACCTATTGTTCTTGGATCGAATAAACTTCCAAAATCTGTATTTGTCACTAAATTGGATGATAGTAAGTTTAAATTATCAGGATTATCTACTGCAACTATACTCAATATAGTTGGTTTTGGTACTGGAATCCATTCATTTGAGTACAAAGAACCCAATACAAGTTCTATTATCACCATAGATGGAGTTATTCAGACTCCAATTAGAAGTAAATCATTATCCATAACTTTAGGTTCCCCTGTTTCTTCAGCTTCTACAACTTTAATACAAGTTTTAACTGGAATATCTTCTCTTTATACTGGTGACATCATTAATATGAATTCCGAATATGTTGTTGTTAAGAATATCGGTGTCGCAGGAACTGATATTATTAAAGTAGAAAGGGGATATTTGGGAACTTCTGCAGGAGTCCATACTGTTGGAGTAGCTTGTACCGTATTAACTGGTGATTATAATATTGTAGGAGATGTAATTTACTTCACTACAGCACCATATGGAAAAATTGGTCCAGTAGGATTAAAAACTGGATCTATATTTGGTGGAAGAGTTTTCTCTAGACAATTTGATCCTGGTGAACCTGAAGATAAGAATATTATTTTGGATGATATATCTTTATCATTTACTGGAATAGCCGCTACAGAGTTTACTGCAAAAACTAAAGGATCTACAACAACTGCTCTATTCAATAATACTAATTCATCAACAAATATCAATAATAATCCTATAATTTTAATTAATAATGTTTTCCAACGTCCTAGAACGGATTATGATATAGACGGTACTTCCGAAAATGTAATTAAGTTTTTAACTGGAACTCCTAGTGCGGGTAAAATAGTTAAAGTCGGTGTGACTACTGGATATGGATATTATCCTTTATTGGGCGCGAGTGCAGTGGCTAATGTTTCTGCAGCTGGAACTATTTCTTCTTTAACTCTTACTGGAAGTGGATCTGGATATAGATTACCTCCAACTGTAGGCATTTATTCTACTGTTGGTTCTGGAGCAAGTATAACTGCATCAGTTAGTGCAGCCGGTACAATAACCGGGTTCACAATTGTTAACGCTGGATCTGGTTACACTACAACCTCCATCCCAGAAGTTGTAATAGGAATACCTACTGCCTATAGTAATTTGGGAGTAGCATATACTGGCGGTTCTTCTGGAGTAGGCCAGGGTGCAAAAATTTCAGTTACTGTTGGTCAAGGATCTAGTATTATTGATTATAAAATAGATAACCCTGGAATTGGATATAAAGTAGGTGATATATTAAAAGTACCAAATTTACTGATAAATTCTGGATTATCTACTGTTTTCCAAGAATTTAGACTAACTGTTAGAGAAGTTCAAACCGATAAGTTTTCTGGTTTTTATCCTGGACAGTTTATATTATTCGATGATTTTTCTGATAGATTCAATGGATTCCGTAAAAAGTTTACACTATCCGTTACTAATAACAATGTTAGAGAAATTCTGAGTTTAAAAACTCTCGCTGGAACTGATTTAAACTTAGAAAATAATCTTTTCATCTATATTAATGATATTTTACAAATTCCTGGAGTTTCTTATACGTTCTCTGGATCTAGAGTTTTATTTACTGAAGCTCCAAAACAAAATTCCACCTGCACAGTTTTATATTACAGAGGATCTTCTATAGATGTAGAGGAGGTAACTCCACCACCTACCCTTAAAGAAGGTGACACTATTATTATTAAAGAAAATGAGTTTGATCTTTTTGATACTGATCAATTGGAAAGAATTGTCAAAAAAATATCTGCTTCAGATCAAATAGACACTTTTACTTATAATAGTGTTGGAATAATTACTGATCCAAATAAAAATAGACCTCTAACTTGGATTAAACAGGAATATGATAGAATCATTAGCGGACAACTTTATTCTAAGTCAAGATTAAGTTTAAAGAGTAGTATTAGACCTGTTGCTAAACTAATTAAGTCTGTAACTGAAACCGATTCTGTAATTTACGTTGATAATGCGTTCCCAATTTTTAGTGATGTTGACTTATTAAGTGAAGATAAGAGAAATGTTGTTATAAGTGAAGTTAAAAATATATCAGCAGCAATCTGTACATCTATAGTTTCAAGTTCTTCAACAATTTCTTCTATTAGTGTTGTTGATGGTGGAGTTGGTTATGCCTATACTCAAAACCCTGTCATCAGTATTTCTAAGTCATTGATTTCTAGAAAAGATCCAATTAAAGACTGGAAACCTTCTACAGGAATTACCACAGGATATGAATTAAACTCATTAATTTATGGAAATACTTTGGTTGCTGTTGGATCCTCTTCTCTATATGCCACAAGTATTGATGCTGAAAGTTGGTCTACAGGATCTATCGGATTTGGTGGAACAATAAACTTTACTTCCGTATCTTGTGGTGGAACAAATGTTTATATGGCTGTTGGTGAATATGGTATAGTTTCTAAATCACTTGGATATGGAAGTACAGTTGGTCCATGGACTTTAATAAACCTTCTGGAGGAAAGTGTAGTTCCTGGTTTAGGACTTATAACTAGATTCCCAACAACTTACACGGGAACTCTAAATGACATAGTTTATTCTCCAAATTTAGATTCATGGACTGCTGTTGGAGCTGCAGGATCAATATTTGGTGGAGTTGGTATAGGATCTACAATGTTAATTAGTAGATTCTCAGGAACACTTCAAAATATTAATAGTATAACTTATTCTCCAAGTGGACTTGTTGCAGTAGGTGACAATGGCGTAATATTATCTTCCGCTAATAATGTAATTTGGGATTCAAATAGTAGTCCAACATCCTTTAATTTAAATAAAGTCATTTATGTAAATGGTAATTATGTAGTCGTAGGAGACTTTGGAGTAGTATTAAAGGGTATGAATCCTAGTTCTCTGCAATTAATGCCTGTTAATATTTCTGAAAATCTAGTAGATGTTTATTATAATGATTTTTACGTTGCTATCACTTCTAATGGCGACTTGTATTACTCTTTTGATCTATCTACATGGATTTATAGAGATACCAATCAACCTAATAATTTAAAGGACATTTTACAGGTTCCAACATTAGGTTTAGAGGGAAGATATATTTCTGTAGGATCTGCAGGAACCGCAATTTATAGTGATCCTATTTTCAATAGAGCCACTGCTATTGGTTATGTTTCTTCAGGAATATTAACTTCCGTCGAAGTTACAAATGGTGGATTTGGTTATCAACAAGATAATGAGCCTCCAGTTTTAGTTGAACCAGACATTGTTAAGATAGAAACTATTAAATCATTTAAAGTTATCGGTGATTTCGGAACTATTATCGGAATTAATACTTTTGTTGCAGGTACTCCAGGAATAGGAACAACTTCTCCAAAAATAGAATTTATACTGAAGTCTGAGACTTATGATAATAGTACATTAGGTATTGGGTATTCATCTCTTAATAATTTTGGAGTCGATTCCAGTCAACTTTCTAAGGGAGATTATTTCATTATTACTGATAGTAATGTAACTGTTGGACATGCATTAACGGGCATTACTACAAGTTTGGGTGGTATGTCTAACTATCCAAACTCCAGAGTTGGTACTGCATATACCTACTTGGATGGAGTTTACAGGGTAGAGTCCGTAACTACCGCTAGTGTTGGAATTGTAACTGTAAGTTGCAATTTTGCTCCATTAGAATCTCCTGCAGGAAATTACATAGAAGTTTATAAGAGAGGTGAAGATGTAAGTGGTGTTAATACAAATGGATTCTACGGAAGATATAGTTGGAGTAAAATATATGATTATCAAAATAGAGCATTAGGAACTCCAGAATCTTTTGATATTAATACAAATAATGGTTTGACCGGACTTTCCACAGCACCACAAGTTACTAGAACGATATCAGTCTAATTTACAAATAAATAAATAAAAACCAGTTATTTAAAATGCCTGCTATTATATCAGATCAATTTAGAATATTGAATGCTGAAAATTTTGTAAAGAATCTTACTGGTGCAGCTAGTACTACTGATAAGTATTATACATTTATCGGTATGCCTAATGCACTCAATCCTCTTGCAGGAGGTAGTCCAACTTGGAATACCAATGTTCCATCTCCTTTGGATGGATTTAAAGAAGAGGCTCAAATAAAAGAATCTATTATAGCAATGAAACAAATTACATCTCAGGATGTAAGAAGATTGGTTAGAAAAATAGAATGGGTTGCAGGAAATAGTTATGAAATGTATAGACATGATTATAATGTTTATAATTTAACTCCTGTAACTAATTCATCTTCTCTTTACCAATCAAATTATTATGTCGTAAATGAAGATCTGAGAGTTTATATCTGTTTACAGAATGGAACTGATCCTGAGAACCCTAAAGGAAGACCTTCTTACGATCAACCATCCTTTATTGACTTAGAACCAAGAGCTGCAGGAACTTCTGGAGATGGATATATTTGGAAATATCTTTATACAATTAAACCATCCGAAATAGTTAAATTTGATTCTGTTGAATATATTCCAGTTCCAGAAGAATGGGGTCAGTCTGGAGAAAGCATAGCGACAAAAAATAATGCTATTGACGGAAAAATTGAAGTAATATTAATCAATAATAGAGGTTCTAATTATCAACCAATTTCCACATCTTTCTCTAATGTCCCTATTTTAGGAGATGGTAGTGGAGGAAAAGCTACGATAACTATAGACTCTTTTGGTAAAGTTTCTGAAGTTTTTGTTACTGATGGTGGAAAAGATTATACTTATGGTACTATTCAATTTTATCCAGGAGCTCCTGGTTCTCAAGTTGGAGGACCAATTAATAATTTAAGTAATACCGGTATAGGTACGACATCTGTAGCTTCATTTAATGTTATTATTCCACCAAAAGGTGGTCATGGATATGATGTTTATCGTGAACTTGGTGCTTATCGAGTTTTATTGTATTCTAGATTTGAAACTTTAGAAACAAATCCAGACGTAATTCTTGGTAATGATTTTGCTAGAGTTGGAATATTAAAAAATCCAACTATTCCAAATAGTAATGTGGAAGTTCTTAATACTTCAATGGTTAGTGGTTTACAATCATTAAAATTATCTGGAGTTACTACAAATACGACCTATGCTGTCGATTCTATAATTAAACAAACAGTAGGTCTTGGATCTACTGCTATTGGTTTTGTTGCTTCTTGGGACAATGTAACTGGTGTTTTAAAATATTATCAACCAACTGGATTGGCATCCAGTGAAACTGGATTTAAGATTTTGAAATTTACTTCAAATCCTGACGCTGGATATGGTACAACAATTAATTGTTCTTCTATTGTAGGTCCTGCTTTATCTATAGATACAAATTTCAACGGTATTACTACTACAATAAATAATAAAATATACCAATTAGGGATAGATTTTGTTTCTGGTATAGGTTCTGCCGAATTCAATAAAAAGTCTGGTGAAGTTATCTACATAGATAATAGGCAACCAATTCCTAGATCTGCTAGCCAAAAAGAAGATATCAAAGTTGTACTGGAGTTCTAAGTTAACATGGCACAAAATACCAACCTAAATGCATCTCCATATTTTGATGATTTTGATGCTACTAAAAATTATCAAAGGGTACTGTTTAAACCAGGAACTCCAATACAGGCTAGAGAACTAACAACTCTACAATCTATTCTACAGAGCCAAATAGAAAAGTTTGGTAAGCACTTTTTTAAAGAAGGATCTGTAGTTATTCCTGGACAAATTGCTTACGACCCCGATTATTTTTACGTTCAAATTGACCCCAGCCACTTAGGTATACCAGTATCTCTTTATATTTCCGAATTAGTAGGAAAATATATAAAAGGCGAGACTAGTGGAGTTAGAGCTTTAGTACAAGGATATATTACTGATCAAGAGTCTACTAACGGTAACTATACTCTTTATGTAAAATATCAAAGTAGTAGTGAAATAGATTTTTCGACCAACTCCTTTGTTAATGGTGAAAATTTAATCTTATTGCAAGATCTAGAATACTCTCTTTCTACAATTAGATCGGATTCCACTTTTGCTACAACTATCGTAACAGATGCTGTTGGATCTGCTTCTGCTGCTAAAATTGAAAATGGTGTTTATTTTATAAGAGGATTTTTTGTAGATGTTAGTGCTCAATCAATAATTTTAGATCAATATTCTAGTTTTCCATCATATAGAGTTGGATTATTAATAAATGAGTCTATTGTTGTAGCTTCTCAACAAAATCCTGATCTATTTGATAATGCTAGGGGATTCTCTAATTTTGCGGCTCCTGGAGCTGATAGATTTAAGATAACAGCAACTCTAATTAAAAAATCTTTGAATGATTTAAATGATGAAGATTTTATTGAGTTAATGCGACTTGAAGATGGAATCATTCAAAAGTTCGTTAAAGAAACTAACTCAACATTGATTAGGGATGAATTAGCTAGAAGAACTTATGATGAATCTGGGGATTATTATATAAATCCGTTTACAGTAAACATAAAAGAATCCCTAAACGACAATATGGGGAATGGTGGAGTATTCGGTGAAGGTCAAATTACGAAATCGGGGAATCTTCCATCTGAAGATTTGATGTCTATTCAAATATCCCCAGGTAAAGCTTATGTAAGGGGATATGAAATAGAAACCATCAATACAATTTCGGTTGATTTAGAAAAAACTAGAACAACTGAAAAAGTACAAAACTCTTCAGTACCCTTTACTTTAGGTAGACAATTAGAACTTAACAATGTTCATGGGTCTGTGCCAATAGGATTTGATTCTACTTCTACTGTCAAATTTTATTCAAATAGAACAGTTTCGGGTGGAAGTGCATCTGGACTAGAAATTGGTGTTGGTAGAGTATATGATTTTAAATTAAAAAGTTCAGAATATGTCAATAATTCAACTGTATATGAAACTTCACTATATGATATTCAGACATATGTTTATTTAAATTTAAATGCAACTATCACACTTCAAGCACCTGCATTTATTGAA